AAAATGCTCGCAGGGTGTTTCTTTCCCCCCCGGCACCGTTCCGCCCGCATCCGGCACCACTGATGCCACTCCGCCCCGTCCCGTCGATCCTGGGGCAATCTAGGGGCCAATGGGAGGACGTCTGACGGCTCTGCGGTGCGAGTGGTGCGGGCATTTCTTCCCGCGGGCGCATCGGCGGGGGCCGGCGCCGTCGTACTGTTCGGTGGCGTGCCAGCGCGCCGCCTACAAGCACCGGTGGCGTAGTGGGTAGCCCATACGGCGCCGACTATCGGCGGGCTCGAGCTCGGCTGCTCGCCGGGAACCCGGTGTGTTGGATTCCGGGGTGCGGGGAACTGGCGACGGTCGCGGACCACCAGCCGCCGCTAGTCGCGCACGTCCACCTGGGGCAGGACCGCGGGTGCTGCGTGCTGGTGCCTCAGTGTTTGCGGCATTCGAAGGCGCAGGGTGGGATGGTGCGGCGTGGTGTGCATCCGCCGGCGCCGTTTGATCCGATGGAGGCGACGGTTGAGCCGGCGGGGTTCCCGGCGGGCCATGACGTTTGGGGTGTGCCGTGGCTCGAGCGGTTTCGTGATGTGCCGGGTGATGCGTCGTGGCCGCGGTTGATGTCTCCGCCGCATCCTGCGGCGGTTGGTTCGTTGGGCGAGGATTTTGTGGCGGTGGCTGAGTATCGGTCGGGTCGGCCGTTGCGTTGGTGGCAGCGGTTGGTTTCGGCTCGGATGCTCGAGGTTGACGCCGATGGGGTGTTGGTGTGGGGGACGTTGGTGTTGACGATGGCCCGCCAGCTGGGGAAGTCGTGGTGGTTGCGTGAGTTGTTGTGGTGGCGGATGCATGAGGGCGGCCGGTTCGGTGAACCGCAGACGGTGCTCCACACCGGGAAGGACCTGTCGGTGTGCAAAGAGGTGCAGCGGCCGGCGCGTATCTATGCGAAGCAGGTTTTTCGTTCGGATGCGTACAAGGTGCGTGAGGTGAACGGGCAGGAGGAGATTGAGCGGCTCGAGGACGGGTCGCGGTGGATGCTGCGGGCGCGGACGGCGGTGTATGGGATTAGTTGCAATGTGGCGGCGGTGGATGAGGCGTGGAAGGTGTCGTCCGAGGTTGTTGATGATGGGGTGACGCCGACGATGGTGGAACGTTGCCAGCCGCAACTCTTGTTGGTTTCGACGGCGCACCGTAAGAGCACGTCTTTGATGTTGAACCGGCGGCGGGTGGCGTTGGGCGCGCTCGAGGACCCGGCGGCGGGCGACCTGTTGGTGGAATGGTCGGTGCCGCGGGACGCGCCGATTGACGAACCGGAGGTTTGGCGGTTCGCGAGCCCGCATTGGACGGGCCAGCGGGAAAAGGTGATTGCTGACGCTTTGGAGCGGGCTTTGGGCGGCGAGGTTGACGATGTCGACGAACCGGACCCGATCGAGGCGTTCCGTTCGCAATGGTTGAATCAGTGGCCGTTGACGCTGGTGCGTGAGGACAAGGGTGAGGCGTTGTTGGACGATCCGTCTCAGTGGACGGAGGCGACGACGGAGCTCGACGGGTTCGGGCCGGCGGTGGTCGCGGTTGAGGATTGGTTTGGTAAGGGTGCGGCGGTGGCGGTGGTGCGTGAGGCGGGCGGCGGTCAGTGGATCGCGGCGGGCTGGGAGTTTCCGCGCCGTGGGGATGCGTTTGTGCGGGTTGCGGAGTTGGTGGAGCAGGTTCCGGGGTCGCGGGTGGTTGTGGGGGCGACTCTTGTGGATGAACCGGATCTTGTTGGTTTGCCGGTAGCGGAGTTGTTGACGGCGACGGGGCCGCGGACCCGCGCCGGGTTGGCTTTGTTGCGGGAACTGGTGGCTGGGGGCCGGCTTATCCATGATCCGGTGGATGGCGACGAGTTGGATGACCAGTTGCGGTCGGCGCGGGTGCAGCGGCTTTCGAGCGGGCTTTCGTTGGTGGGGGGGACGCGGGCGGATTTGTTGCGGGCTACGGCGTGGGCGGTGACGGTGGCGTGCGCGGCTGAGCCGGTCGCCGCCGTCCACTAGGTTGACAAACCCTAGGCAACGTGGTTTACTAGAGCCGTGACCAAGAACTACCAAAGCGAATGGGAAGAAGTTGTCCGTACCATCCCGGTTCACCTTGCGGACGCGGCGGAGGAAAACGCCACCGAACTCGGATACGAACCTGGGACGGCGGCCTTCTATGCCGAGTGCATCGGTCAGGTAATGGAATGAGTTACCCGGTGCCACCGCACAACACCGAATGCGAGGAGGACCGAAACTTCGGGCTGGGGCCCGTTCTTTGGGACGCGTCCCCTGACGTATGTTGTGCCGCCTTCCAACTCGGAGCATGTCCCCATACCGAAGTTGAGGCGGAATGACCGTCACACACCTCGACGTTCTCCTCACCCGCGCCGCTAGGACCGCCCGCGAGGCGACCGCGCGCCGCGACAACCTGATTCGCGACATGCGCTCAGAAGGGTGCACGCTCCGCCAGATTGCCGCCGCCGCCAGCCTGTCGCATACGGCGATAGCGAAGATTCTCGCCAAACCCGCCGCCGGATGGCACCAAGAAACGCCGTCCACTAGCCGCTAGAGGCTATGGCGTAGCCTTTCGCCACTAGTGGACGAATACACCACCGACAGCGGCGCCCGAGTCGTATCCCGCGCCGTCGTCCCCCGCGACACGCCCAACACCGTCCCCGACGATTTGGCGTCAACCGTCGGACCGTCCACCACCGGTGGCAGCGTCATGTACGACGCCAACCTTCCCATCTCGCCGCAACCGTGGAACGGGTGGCCCGCCGACTGGCAGGTTCCCAACTGGGGTGGCCCGTCATGGTTGACATCGCGAACCTCGACCGTCGGCACCTGCGTCGACACCATCGGCCGCACCTGCTCCACGTTCCCGCCACGCGTCATGCGGAAAACCGAACTGTTGGACCCGCAACCGTTGTGGACAACAAACCCGGAACCCGTCCTCTACGCCAACTTTGACGAATGGATCAAAGGCGTCATCAACAGTCTCCTTTTGCGCGGCAACGCATACGTCTTATCGACGGGACGGAACGCCGAGGGGTTCCCGGTGCGATGGGTCACATTGAACCCCGATCATGTGACCGTCGCGTTCGAGGGGCGCATCGTCTACGAGTTGAACCGGGAACCGTTACCCGCCGGCGACGTCCTCCACCTGAAATACCAACAGATACCGGGCTGGCTCCTCGGGGTCGGCCCGCTCGACTGGACCGCCCGCGACATTCTCGGCGCGTCCGCGCTCGCCCAATACGGTTCCGATCTAGCGGCACGCGGCGGTGTCCCATGGGGAGTGCTCACCCACCCCGGCAACCTCCGCGACGGTCAAGCCGAAACGATCCGCGACCAGTGGTTGACCGCGCAAGCGAACCGTGGCGGCGCGCCCGCGATCCTCTCCGGCGGCATGACCCTCGAAACCCTCTCACTTTCGCCCGAGAACATGGCGTTACTCAGCTTGCGCGAATTCGACGAGCAGCGGATCGCGGCCGCGTTCGGCGTCCCGCCGTCCTACTTGAACATGCCTCAACCGTCAGGGTTGACGTACAACACCGCGCAAATGATTCAATCGCATTTCTATTGGGACACGCTCCGCCCGATGGTCAAGAACCTCGGCGACGGCCTCTCGAACTGGGCGTTACCGCGCGGCACGAACGTCGTTTTCGACGCCAGCGACTATCTCGCGCCGGCGTTGCCGGAACTGGTCGCCGCGCTGGTCGCCGCCGCGCCATTGGTGCCCGAAGCCGCCGACCAGCTCCGCGGGGTGCTCGGCATCCCCGACAGCAGCGGTATGACCGCACCGGACCCGATGGGAGTCACCGCATGACACAACCAACCCTGTACCGGGTAGGGCTCGCGCACCTCGACCGGCCCGACCCGCACACGTTGACCGGCCGCGCCGTCCCCTACGACCAGGCGGCCGACGTCACCGACCTGCTCCCCACCGGCGACCTCGACCGTTACCGCGAAGGGTTCCGGGCGGGCGCTTTCGACCACCAGTTCCCGACCCCGCACCGGGTCCGGCTGGTCGACGGGCACACCCCCGACGGCAGCACCGGCCCCGATTTGGCTATCGCGACCGCGATGCGGAACGACGACGACGGGCTCATGGTCGATTTCCGCATTTTCGACGACGCTGCCGGTAAAGTCGAAACGCTCCTCGAGGTTGGCGTCGCTGACCTGTCCGTCGGGTTCTCCCCGGCGCGGATGGGCACCGAGATCGACGACGCGGGGGTCCGGTGGCGCACCAAGGCATTGTTGCGGCATGTGTCGCTCGAGCCGGTGGGCGCCTATCCGGGCGCCGAGGTGTTGGCTTTCCGTGGCGACCCGGATGACGTGCTCGAGGAGGCGGACGCCGAATACCAACGCAAGCTTGCCGAAATTGACGAGTACGTCGAAGCGGAACGGGCGCGGCAGGCGGAAATGGTGGCCGACTATGCCGCCCGCGGCCTCATCGACCCCGCCTGATTCGTGCCGACCTTCTCGATAGCGAACATCAACCCCGGCCACATCCGATGCGAAACCGCCGTGTCATGGCTCGAGCTCCAAAACGTCGACACCCAACGGTTTCTGACCCGGTTGACCGAGGAGCACCCTGACCCGGACCCCGTCCGCCTCGACCACATTTGGTCGAAGATCGCCGGCCCCTACCTGGACGCCGCCCGGAACCTCATGGTCGCCGGATTCTTAGACCACTGCTCGAGCGACTACCTCGTGTTCATCGACTCCGACGTCGCACCTAGGGTTGACGACTACTACACACTCGTCGCGGCCGCGCACCAACATCAGCTGGGATGCCTCTCGGGCGTCTACTACTCGCCGCAGCCGCAAACCGGGATCGGTCCCGTCGTGTTCCACTGGGGTGGCCCGGAGGATGCGTTGCCGCCGTGGACGATTCAAGACCTCGAAGCGTTGGACCCCGACCGGCCGCACCCGGTCGATGTTGTCGGCGCCGGCTTCCTATGCCTCTCGCGCCGTCTGCTATTGGAGATGCGCGACAAATATGAGGCGCCGCTCCACTGGTTCATATGCCAGACCCACGGCGGCATGTTTCAGGGTGAGGACACCGGGCTATGCCACCGGCTGGCGGACTGGTCCGACGACTGCCGGCCGCATGTTCTCCCAGGGTTGGTCGCGAACCATCACAAGACGATGCCGTTGGGTAACGGACGCGTACGGTCACCCGCCGCGCCGCAACCGGTGTCTATAGTTGACCCCTAGATAGGCCCCCGGACCGCGATCCCCGGCGGCAAGCCCCGCGCACCCGCCCCAACGGCGCACCCGCAAGGCCCCCGCCGGCAGTCGGCAGACCGCAAGCCACCCGCACAAACAGGGAAAGGCTCACGATGCCCGACGCAATGGTCCAGGGATACGTCTCGGAACGCGAAACACTCGTCATGCGGGTCGACAACGTCAAAGGCGCGGCGACGACCGCCGGCCGCGACCTGTCCCCGCAAGACATGGAGACAATCGAAAACGCGAGAGCTCGGATCGCTCAGATTGACGAGCAGTTGAGTTATTGCGCCGAGACGTTCGAGCTCGACGAGCAGGTTCGCGCCAAACTGTCGCGCGTTCACCCCTCGAGCGTCGCGGCTCCGGCCCGCGTGTACGGCCGCGGTGATGAAGGCCAAGTGCTGTGGGATTTCCTGCACCGCTCGAGTAACCGTGACGCCGCCGCCCGCGCCGAAGCCGCCCTCACCCGCGCCGCGCAGCACATGGGCACGATCGCGGCGGATACCACCGCGACGGCGGGCGACCTCGCCGGTCTCGTGGTCGATCCTGTCGTGGGGCCTGTCACCAACTTTTACGATGCCAGCCGCCCGTTCCTACAGGCCATCGGCGTCCAGAACGTCAACGCCTATGACTTCAAGCGCCCCTATCTGACCGACGCCGCGATGGTGCTCGCCACCGTCCAAGCGGCGCAGACCAGCCAGAAGGCAGAGTTGCCGTCGACCGCGTTCACGGTCGGCTCTGACTCGCTCGAGATGGTCACCTACGGCGGCTACCTCAACGTCTCCCAACAGTTGCTTTCGTTCCAGCCGGAAGCGTTGGGGGTCATCCTCACCGAGCTCCGCAACCGTGTCGCGAAGCAAACCGAGAAGGCCGCGCTGACCGAGCTCGCGAACTCGACGACGAAGGTGACGTTGGCGACGACCGCGGCCGCTGACGTCGTCCTCAAGGCCATCTACGACGCCAACGCCAAGGTCTACGACGAAACCGGGATGCCGGCAACGTGGATCGCGTTCGGGCCTACTGGTCTGGCGCGCCTGGGGTCGCTGGTCGACGCGGCGCTCCGCCCGTTCTTCCCCAGCATTGGTGCCGCCAACGCGACAGGCACCATCGACACGGGTGGCGCCGGCTCCATCGCCGGTCTACGGGCGATCCAGACCTACGCCATCACCGACGTCAACATGTGGGTGGGCAACGGCGCAGTGTTCGAAGCGTACGAGCATCCGTTCCCGGTGCTGTCCGCGGTTGAGCCGTCAGTGCTCGGTACCCAAGTTGCGGTGGCGACCGGGTTCGTCGGGTTCCGGCCCCGGTCGAAGTCGGGCCAGCTGGGCGCAACCCATTTGGCGCCGTGAGTTACCAAGAGTCGTATCCGCCGACGGTGCTACACCCCATCGGCGCGGCCGCGCCTACCTCGGTGTACCCGGCGACATGGTTCCCGACGATCACCGCGTCCGATAGCACCAACGCGGCACGGCTCACCGCGTTGGGGTTCGTCGCGTCACCCACCTCGGCATGGACCACCGGCCAACAAATCAGTATCGGCGGGTTCGCGTTCAACTGGTCGGGTGCGGCGTGGGCAGCAGGGGCGCACGCGTGACCACCACCGTCGACACCCACGACTATCTAGGCCGGTCGCTGGTCAACGCGGTTCCCGGCACTAGCCAAGCCGTCGACTACCTGGGGCGGAGTGTGGCCGCATCCGACAAGGACCATTTGGGAAGGGGCCTCAAGACATGAGCGACCAAGAAGACCAGCCGCAACAAGACCAAGAGGACCAAGAGGACCGGACCTATGAGTCCGCGTTCCGGCCGAACCACGACAACGTTGTCAGCGGAGAATCAGCCAACGTCGTCGCCGAAGACAAGAGCGACCCCGGCGACCGCACCCCCGAACCGGAACCCGAGCCCCAGCCGGAACCCGCCGAGGAGCAGGAGGGTTGACCAGTGGCCTACGCCACCGTCGACGAGCTCGCCGACGCCCTACGGGTCACCGTGACCGCCAAGAACTCAGACCGGCTCGCGTCATGTCTCGACGCGGCAGCGGACGAGATAGACCACGCCCTCGGCCGTCCCGCCGACGCGTTGCCGTTCGCCGCGCCGTTCCCGCCCATTCTGCGCCAAGTGAACATTGCCCGCGGTCTCGAATGGTTCAAAGCCAGCGATGCCGCGTTCGGAGTCCTCGGGTTCGCCGACGTCGGCGCGTTGCAGGTCAAACTCGACGGTTTCGCCCGGCACGCTCGGGCTCTGACCCCCCACATCGAATCGTTCGGGCTCGCATGACCGTTTCCGCGGATTTGCGGAACACGGTCGCGAGGGCTTTGGCGGGGATCAACGAGGATTGGGCGGTCGCTTTCAAACCGTCCGACGCCGTCGCTGACCCCGGATTCATGGTGCTGTGGTCGACCAGCGAAGATTGGCGGTCCCCGTTGACCGTCGCGTCCGATACCGCCGCGCTCGAGGTGGTCGTTATCGCGGGCCGCACCGACGCTGGCGCCGCCCATGACCTCATCGAACAAATGGTTGACACGGCGGTCCCCGCCCTGTTGGCCGCCGG